TTGCTGTTCTTGTTGTGCTTGCATTACTGCTTGTACAAACTGTTCGAATGTTAATTTTCCACCTTGGTTTTTATATTTTACAAACTCTGCCATAAGCATTTGTTCTATTTGTTCTTGGCCTGGTTCTCCGCCATTCATTAATCCAGCTCTTCCACCATCAGCTGCATAAAAATTTTGATTTACAAATTGTTTACCAGGCATAAAAGATAATGTGCTTTCGCTTGGATTTGTGTAATAATTTCTTGCTTGATTTCTTATGTTAGCAACACTTGAAGGAACTTGATCCCATGCTTCTTCAACTACATCTTCTTCTTCATCACCTTTCATTAAGAAGGGTGCTGCTATTGCGCCTGCTCCTAGACCTAAGAGACCCATTTTACCTAAACTTAAACCACCTTTATCATTTCTAACAAGGTTACCTAATAATCTATCTTTACCAAACCAGCCACCCATTCTGGATAGACCTGCTTTCATAGCTGTTGGAGAAAATCTCCCTAAAAAACCTGTGCCTCCTCCTAAAGAACCTAAACCAAATGCACCAATACCACCTATTAAGGCAGCCTTACCTAATGGGCTTTTAACAATTTTCTTAACACCACGAACAGCTTTCTTAACTAAGCTTCCTAATCCGTACATTTGTCTGGGTTCTTGCATTCTAGAAATTGCCATATTTTTACCTTAATCTCCTAGTTTATTACGTTTTACTCATTAAATCAAGAGGTGGCATGATGACTTTTACATCTTGTGCCATATCCTCGTTCTTATAACCCTTAGTTTCCCAGTCTTTTCTATCCTTAAAAATCTCGCCGGTTTGCTTGTGTCTATAAGTTGTTTCTACTTCTGCGTTTTTAATTTCCATTAGTCTGTTTTCTCCTTTTTAATGTTTAAATAACTGATGGTAATAACTACCCCATCACTCACCGTTCCTGCTGTAGTGGCAGCTAATACTTTACCCCCTTCTACTACCATTGGATTTGTTAGTATTTCTACACTAGCAGACGTTGATAATGTTTGAGTATGTATAACTTCAAAGGCATTATTTTTAATAGTTATTGTGGGAGTATTAGATCCTGATTTATTAGTAACATGTAGAGATCTCACAATAATAGTTTCATTATCTCCTGGCTCTAAAAGATTATTACTTTCAGCAGCTGTTACTGTTTTACCATAAAATTTATATTCGTTTACTACTGCCATTATGAATCTAGAAAGAAACTTTTAGCTTCTATCTCTTGTTTAACTTCATCCTGAAACGAAGAGTTTAATTTTGTAATCACACCATCAAGGTCCCTGACCAATGATTGTAGATTTTTTCTACTATATTCTTCTTCAGCTCTTGTTAATGATTGTACGATCTTTGCCATTAATGACTCCCCATTGTATCTGATCCACCTTTATCACTTGGTGCATTTCCATGACTCGCGTCTGAAGGACCATCCATAAAATCATTGTCCCAACCAGCTTGATGACCACCTATTCCCGCTGCTTTATTTTCAGTTACCATATCTCTAAAGTCTGGATTTTGTAAATCTTTTTCAAACTGTTTTTTTTGTATAGCTGCTTTAATGCTTGGATAAGATTTATATGCCATAAATCCAACAGGGTTAGTAACAAATGCTCCTAAGTCCGTAAACGAAAAAGTATCTTTCATGTTTCCATATTCATCATACCATCCACCTGTGTCAGTAGTCTCATCATCGTCGTCATCTTTTCCTTCTCCCCCGACGTTTATAATAGGGGGTTTGCCAAGAGTAGATGCTATACCCATATTAATAGGAGCAGAATCATATGAGATATCCCTTAATTGATTATAATCAAAAGGATCTGTTCGAAACTGTTCCATAGGAACATATTGATTTCCTGCTGCATAAATATCTCGGTCAGCTTGACTGTAAAAACCAGGGCCGCCATTAGCAAATCCTGTTCTTCCTAACATACTTGCTAGTCCCCCTAAATCTAAACCGACTCTTCCACCTTGGTTATATGAACCTCCAGGAGTCCATGATCCTTTTGTTCCTTGATCAGCTCCTCCTTGATAGGATTGATTCTCTGCAGCGTCTGCGCCTGGATCAGCATAGTCTTTATCTTTCGGCTGTGGCCCAACGGGCCCGCTCCATGTACCACCGGCTCCTGAATACTCATCATAGTCCCCAGTTTCTTTAAATTTTTTATCTGCCCAGTCCTGTTCTCTAGCAGTTTCGTCCTCCCATCTTTTTCTATTAGCTAAATTTTTTTCATGTGCTTTATTCATAGTATTAAATTTTAAAACACCTGCTTTGTCATAATTGTATCTAGATAAATTCAGCTTGTTCATTTGATTGGCCTTAAGAGCATTAGCCGTAAGCACACCATTTTCTTTAAACATATATTGACCACTCTCGTCGTCAAATTCTAACGACAGGCCTTCTGAATAATAATCTTTGCCTTTAAATGCTTTAGAAACATCTTCATCACCAACACCCCACAACGCATCTAACTTATCAATATCTCTTTGTTGAGTTTCATTATAACTTCGTTCACCAGTATGTCTTACATTTCTTCCAAAAATATCTTTATTTAAACCTGAAGTATTTTCTCCAAATATAGTTGGACCAGTGTACCCCATGTTAAGTTGAGTGTACGCCTGCTGAGGTAATGTAAAGTCACTGTAGTATTTATCAGGCAATGCTTTTGAAATTAAACTACCAACACCTAAAGGTATCTGATTTAGTGATCTTTGATCTCTTTCAAACGTACGCATTGGACCATATTGTCCTTCGTCTTCACTAACCGCTAAACCAAAATTTTGTGTATCAATTGGCATACGACTGAAATTTCCAACACTACCTGTCACCATCTCACTTACAGGTCGTTGGCCGCTTCCAGTAAATTTATTAAACTGCTGTGTTATCCAATTAGGGCTTTCTAATCTCTTTTGTCTGTCCCTAGTAGCTGCGTTAAAATCTGTTAATAATTGTGAGGTAGAACCTGGATAATAACCGCCACCTCCACCGCCGGTAAAAGCATTAGTTGCAGGTATTCCATATGATGTTGTTACCCCTTCTTCTATTTTTGTCTTCGGTGGTGTGTAGCTTTTAAGAAATTGATTCATAGGCAAAAACTTTTCGCCTGCGTCATATCTTTGTTTATCAACGCCTGTATAAAAAGTAGACATTATCTTCTCCCTCCTGGATGTATGTCTAATCTAAATGTACCTAGTTTCCAATCTTCTGAAGTACCTGTGTTTGCAATCTTAAGAGCAATTGATCGTGCTCTTAATCTTGTGTCTGTTTTTGTCGTACTGGAAGTAACAGTATAATTTGTAGTAGTTCCAGAGCTATTTGGATAATTTTTAGTTACAAAACTAACTTGTGTGTTTCCTGTCTGTGAAATAAAGTCTGGTATAAATCTGCTTATTCTCATAATAAATTCTCCGTCTCCTCTAAGATCTGGCATACCTACACTAGCCCCTGTAGTACTTTTTTTCTGAGTAATATCAAAATCACCAGACGTAATAGATCCCAAAACTGCGGTTACTGTTCCCCCAGCCACAATTTGATCGGTCCCTGTTTCGTGTTCATAGTATATCGTACTTCCGTCCGTATTACCAGTAACATCAAAAGATGCATCATCGCTTTCATTATAATAAGTTGCATGTGGTTTAGGAAACACTGATGAATCCGCCCAAGCGGTCCTTGATAAAGTTCCTGTTGTCCATATAGGACGTTTAATTGTAGAGTCTAAATAATTATAAGTGACCACCCTGTTCACCACATCAGATGCTGAGGTACAATAAAACCAACTTATTTCTCCAAAAAGATTATTTAATCCACAGTTTACAAGATCTCTTGAAGTAGAGTTAAGGTCATCATAAACCGCATCTTCTACTAAGCATGGCACTGATTTTAATTGACCATCATATGCAAAGAAACCATTTTCAGACATCCAGTAAGCGGTGCCGTCTACTTCAATGTTAGCGTTCTTTCCTAATAATCCGCAGTTAGTACCAACCTGCTCAAACGAGAAGGTAAAGGGTTGACCAACGAATTTCATAAGAAACAAGGCCGTATCTGTCCATACATAGATTGCGTCCCTACCTTTTATAGCCCCCATAATCTTAGAACCATCTGCAAGTCTTTGTGTACCTGCGGTATTGGTTGCTTTAACTGTATAGGAATCTGTTGCATCAATACTTTCTTGAGACGAAAACCTAATATACATATCGTCTTGTTTTGTTGGGTCGCCGATTGTTGTTTCTGTTCCAAAGAAAACTAAGTGTCTATCGGGTGTAGATACCAGTACATGACGTGATGCTGTGGGTGCATTTGCTAATACTGTAGCACGATTATTGACTGCGCCACTTGCTGCTGCATCCCACTCAAAGCACTTACCATTGTAAATAAGTGCGATTAATTTTGTTCCGTAGTTATCTAATATCCACATTCCTGGATCAATAGTAAAGTCAGCAGAAGATGGGTCCCCCCAGGCAACGTATCCTGATATATTAGTAACCGTGTCTCCTCCACTATGAGACGCTTTAGTTGTACCATTAACTTCTCTAGCACCTCCGCTTAAAATATTAGTTGTAGTATTATTATTAGTATAACTTATATCCTCTGATCCAATTCTTATTTCCCCAGATGCAGGAAAAGCGGCAGAGTTAGTTAAAGGAATATCTGTTACAGTGTCATTAATACCTGATGCTAGGGTATTTGTAGAAGCACCAAGAGCAAGACCGCCCCATAACGCTGTCCCCCATCCATAGCCCCCTAACTGTAATGCGGGTCCTACATTATAATAACAAAGAACTGATGTCGATCCAGCATTAGTCATAGGACTACTGCCCTCAGCTGAGTCCATTGTAATTGTAAAAGTTGTAGTAGTTGGTATTGAAGTTACCATGAATTTTTCATCTTCAAACGTGGCATTACTATAGGCCGATGTTCCAGGTATACTACTTACACTGTCAAATTTAACAATATCATTTGCTACTAATCCATGAGTCCCGGTACATGTAATTGTGACAACTTTTGAAGAATTAGTACTCGTGAAATCAGCACCCGTTAACGTGGCTCTAATAGGATGAATATCATAATACACATCTCCTGAATAAACATAAAGAATTCTATTAGTCCCTATAGCTGCATATTTAATACCAGCATTATCATCCCAATGATGAACTGCTCTACACGCACCCGTAAGTTTAGATTGTCCTAATTGCTGCCAGCCCCCTATTTTTTCTGGGGTACCATATCTAAACCTTACATTATCACCATCAAACCATTGCCCTTCGGCTCCCGTTTCTGTGACTTGTTTATTAAATCCTGGAATAAAACCTAATTTCTGTAGCATATAAAAACCTGTTTATTAGGTATTATATCAGATTGTTAGGGATTTCAATAGGTTATTAAGGAAGGGGAAACTGTGGTGGCATTTTCCCCCACCAAGCCTATTATATAAACTATTTTTTAGGTAATGTAAAGCCTTTATACCAAGAAGGTAAACCTATAAAAGGTCTCTTATCAAACGCATTTTCTTTAGCATTTTTTGATCCTGCTGTATTGTAATGTAGAAACACTTGTGCACAATCGTTACCAGTAAATTCTTCTCTCCAATGTTCAAGATCACATCCGGAATATATTAACATGTCACCTGGTTCTAGTTCTACTTTAATTCCTGCTTGACCTGTTTTAGTTGTTGGATCAAGATAAATTGGCCATGGATCACCACCTAGGTTTAAGGTAGTAGATATCTCACATGAATATCTATCCTTGTGGCGAGCTAGGACATCTCCTTTTTTATAAATTCTTGCATAAGAATAGGTCTCACTTAATTTTAATTTTGTATGTTTTTCCATTACAGGTTTTACTTTTTGTAATAAAGTTTCCATAACCATATCGCCGTAATGTGAGTATGTATTAGGAACTTGGGCATCATTCCACACTCCAAAATACTCAGTAAATGGTGATATATATTTTTGATCAAATAAAAATCTTGCTACCTTTCTTTTATTTAAAAAATAAGCAAAACAAAAATCAGCCATTTCTCTATTGATAGCTCCCTTTAATACTGTATATTTATTTTTTTTGAATGACATTTAAATCTCCTTTTGTTGGTTGTCCATTTTGAATATTCAATACTCCTTTCGGTATAGCTTGACAGTTAAAATGAATAAACCTAAACGGTTCATACCCCATATCTACTTGATATAAATGCGGCATATAAGATGGAAAGAATATCATTTTTCCAGGTTTTACTGCATAATTTATTTGTGTGCTAGCGTACGTTACTTTTGTTTTATCTTTTTCTGGTAAAAGATTCATCATATTACCGGGTCTTGGATCTTCAAATAAAGGCCTAGATGTTTTTTCACTAGCTTTTAAAAAATAAAAACCAGATATATGCCCATTCCAATGAGTATGTAAAGTATGATGTCCACCGCCTTTTTTAGCAAATTCTTGTACCCATAGTTCAGTAGTAAATAGTGAGTAATTAGTTAGATCAAACCCCATTTCTTCTAATAGATTATGTGCCGTTGCACCTATGTAATTAGTTAATTGATTAAAATTAGGGTCCCCCATTAAAGTTGTTGAATGAAAAACATGGCCCATATCTCCTTTGTCACCAAACTTTTTATTTCTTTTATCTATATCTTTTTTTAAATTTTTCTTTGCTGTCTCAATATAAGAGTCGGATGCTTTATTTAAATCATCTACGAATGCAGGTTCATCAGCAAACCATATAGGACATCTAAATAAATCTTCTCGAGTTAATTGTTTAGGAAATGATTTGGCACTTCCACAGGATATCTTATCAAGCTCTTTTTGAGTCTTTACTTTTCTTGCTTTCTTTTGTTTCTTTTTCATATTCTCCTTTATTTAAATGGCCATCCTAAATTCCAGATAACCAAACTATGTCTAGATCCTTTTTTAACTGGACATACTCTATGCCACACAAAACCAGGAAACACCACCAAGGATCCTTTAGGTAATATATCTTTACATTTGCGTATGTTAGGTTTTTTATCTGGATCTAAATTTCTAAAATCAAATTCTAATTCCCCACCAGTATAATCTTTTCCCCCTTCTGATAAAGAAACTGTTACCGAGAGCTTTCTAATTTTTCCATTAGAAGGGTCCCCTTGTTGTCTTTGATAAGGTTGGTCCCAGCCATCACAATGCCAGTCGTAGTATTGACCTTTAGTGTATTTTGTGAATTGACAGTTTTCAGAATAGTCCCATTGAAAATTCCAACCAGCTGATGCATTAGCTTGATGAACATAGGGTTGTATTTCTTTATAAATCCATCTATCACTCATCCAAACAATATCTGAATCTCTTTTCTTTTTTAAATCTTTTATTTGTTTTTGATTTAATTTTTTAGAATCACCATAACCACCAGTAACTGCCATTTGATCCTGCATAGATTTTCCATAACGCACAATGTCATCACAGATTCTTTCAGGAATTGCTGATTTAAAATACCAATAATAGTTTGTAAGGTTCATATGTCTTTATACATATGTATTATATTAATTTAAAGATATAGTAAAGTGAAATAAAAAGAATTGATCTAGATCAATTATGTAATAGTGATTGTCCCACTAACTGTAAAGGTAGCTACTTTATAACTTCCTGCAGGCGCAGGTAAAGTTGTTACTGAATTACATCCTGGAGCAACAG